ATGGCATTAGTAAAATGTAAAGAGTGCGGCAAGGAAGTAGCCAGTTCGGCAAAAACATGTCCGCATTGTGGCATCAAAGAACCGGGGGTGACGGCAAAACAAAAAGCAGGCGGATGCCTGGTAATTTTAGTTCTGGCGGCGGCGATCGGTTATTGGATGTCAGGTGATAGTTCAGATGATAAATCATCATCAACCACTGCGGCTAAGTGTGAGGCAACTGATGGTGAGTGCGTGGCTCAAAAGCTGATGTCAGACCCTGAAGTTATCCGTGGTTGCAAGTCCCCGCTTGAGAAATCAGTGAAGTTTGAATATGAGTGGACTGATGGAATTATGACTCCGACATTCTCCCGTTACCTGCTCACAAATAATAATAAAACCATAACACTTATCGGCGACCAGCTGAAAGTCACAAATGCGTTTAACGCCAAACTTCCAATGACTTATCACTGCATTATTGATGTTGAGTCACACAAAGTTCTTAACGTCAAAGCTGAACAAGGTCGTTTATAAGAGGTGTATATAATGAAAGACGTAATAATCGTTTATACAGATAGCAGATGTGAAATCCAGAGCGTTAAAAATGAATCGACGACTGTAACCATCACAGACATCACCGTTGCTCCAAAAAACATTACTGAAAGAAATATAGAAATATTCCCCTACAAGGGAATTAATTTTAATATCGTTCGTGAAGCTGACGTAATTAGTGATGACCGAATTATTTGTGCAATTGAAGGCATTCAATAATTTTTCAGTTTTCCAAATCCCGCAACGCCGCGCCGCTCCTGGCTTTTTGTAATTCTGCGGCGTTTGTGGTGATCTTTTCTTTCCCACGTAAAATATAATATTTCCTTTTATTTCAATGCGTTGATTTTTTATCGCGATCCTTTTTTAGATCTTCTGACTGAAAAAAACTGAAAAACCTTTCACAGATTTCAGTTGCGGGATATCTGCAACTCCCCAGCAGTGGCGCGGGCTGGCGTATCGGTTTGAAGAATTTTAAAACTGAAATAATTTTCTGATCCAAAAACCGCAGGCGGGTGCGGTGTAGTGCGTTTTACGTGGCCGGATGGATTACTTCGTGCGGTTTCTGCGCGTCTGGCGCAGCGTGTCTGGGTGATCCCTTTTGTGGGCATCGGTTTGTGTTCGCGGGTGTTGCGTGGCGTGTGGTGGCTCTGAGGCGGCTATATTGCAGGCATAAAAAAGCCCGCGTCTGCGGGCAATGTCATCAGAAGATTATCAGCCTATTACAGGGCTGTATTTTTCTTTCAGTCCGTCTGATTTGGTGGCGGTGCCATTAATGGCAGCTGCGTTGTTTGGGGTGCCGGTGTTGGCGTGAGTGTGCGCGGCGGTGAGTTCGGCCAGTTCTTTTACCACGTCGAGTGTGTCTAACATCAGCTGCGCCACGTTGATTTCCTGACTGCCTATCCAGACGACCGGTGCGATGATTTCCTGTTTCTGCCCGGCAAGGCTCTGGCGTATCTGGCCAATCTTTTCAATCAGCTTTTGCCCGATCTCAAGAGCGGCATTTTCCGTTATGGCCAGTTCCATGTTTTTGCCGACACTGCCGACCAGGCTACCTTTGGCCGCAATACTGTAATCGCCGTCCGCTATCTGCTGGACGGCACCGGCCAGTAATGTGGCGGTACCGAGCACAAAGGTTTTATCCGTTGCCTGTATGGTGGTGTCCCGGGTGACCAGTTCCCGTTTTTCAGAATCCGCGGTTACCTGCCGGTGCATGGATGATTCGCTGATTGTCTGGTCTGTCTGCCGCTGCCAGCTGCCGTCCTGGGTGATGCGCTGTGATACTTCCTGTCGCTGCTGTTGCAACTGCTCCCCCGGCTTTATATCCGGCAGGGTATTGCCCTGGCTCAGAGTCTGGCGGATAAACGGCTTATCCGGCCGTCCGCCCTCAAACGCGATTTCTACCACGGTACCGACCGGCGGAAACTGAAACATACCGCTTTCACTTCCAGCCATCGGCAGCGGCAGCGGTACGGCACTGTAAACCGGCGCACCGGATTCTTTGCCGTCAGCATCCAGTAACTGCACATCCACGGCATAGCGCGGACGGTACGGATCAGACATATCACCGGCGGCAACCGGTTCAGTGTGTGAAACAATTCTGGCTGTCTTTGGCAGATGCAGCCCGGCGGACAGCTCCGGATAGGCGTTATCAATCTGGTTTTGTACCGAGTTCTTTCTGGCTGCCGCGCCGGTTACCACGCTGCTGACTTCCCACGTCAGCGTCATATCCTCGTTATTGAGGTTAACCTTTGTCAGCCGCTGACCGTTGGCTTTTACCCCCGGGCGCAGTGACTGCACCATAGGGATAGTCATACTGTTACCGCCCGCCTGACCGCTGGCAAATTCATTCGGGATCTCAACCGGTTTTTCCGCGAACAGGGAATCCGGCCAGCTGCCAACAAATACGGTACCGTCCGGCAGCTGCTGCCAGATGTAATCCGGAATACTGAACACATTGCCGAGGTTGGCCAGCAACTGATAGCCGGTGCCGTTGTGGGTGAAATGGGGGATTGGCTTATCAGCATAGCCGGATGCCGGAACCTCAAATATCAGTCCGGATTCTTTCTGCAGATAGTCGGTGATGGTGCGTAATGTCGGGTGCTGGAATGAGCACGGCCACGGCTTTTCGAAAACGCCGGTCAGTTCGCGGACAAGCAGACGCTGAAACCCGTTTGCTGACGGCTGCGCTCGCTCCACATAGCCGGTGAAGTAGCGCAGCAGTAATTCCGGATAACCGGCATCCAGCCGCACCAGTTTCCCTGCATAATCCGCGTCTGTTTTGACGGTGATAAATCCCCTGCCGGCAGCGGAGATTTCCAGCATGATATTAACGTCCGTGACCTGGACTTCTTCGCCGGATAACTGAAGTCTGAATAAGGGTTTCATTCTGAGTCCGCCAACATTTCATTGACCGGCTTCAGGACTTTTTCCTCAAACCATGTCAGTTTTTCCGGTTCTTCCTGCGCTCCGGTACCGGCTTTTCCGTTTTTACCGGCACCGGCGGCAGCACCCTGTTTTTTCGCGGTCACTTTGCCGTTTGCCCTGGCCTCGCGTTTTTCAGATACCGACAGATGTTCACGCAGAGTAAATGTTATCTGCCACGCCTGCTTACCTTCGATTTTGCTGGCATCAATGGAGTTAGTGAACGTACCGATCCGGAAATTAATTGCCTGGGCCGTCATATTGGCCACGCGGTAGCGTTTCAGGTTACCGCCGTCTTTGGCTTCTGCCAGCGCAAAAAGGCGGGTCAGTGCTTTTGATTCCGTGAACGGCAGAATGCCGGTTATCCGGAGTTCTTTGGGTTTTATGCCTTGCTCTGCCACGGCGGTGCTGGATGATTGCCCGGACTGGTCTTTGTCCTGGAACATCATAGACGGCGTGACCGACAGATTCTTAAGCGGGATCGCTTCGCCGTTCAGGGCGAGAACTATCGTCTGCATTGCTTAACATCCTTGTTAATGCATCAATTTCGTGACCGGCGAACAGGGTCGCCAGTGTGTAAACGGCATCCGGCTCCGGGATGTCTTTTTTCATCTTTTCAGCCAGTACCGTGGCATCATCCGTTCCGGAAAATGCCCATACAGAGGCCGATTTACCCAGCAGCCCGGCAAGTGCGTCACCCATCTGTTTCAGGGCGTCTTCTTTCAGGCTGCCAAAATCAGAGAGCGCGGATTTCAGGCTGTCCGTGCTGGCCGGTTTACCTGCGGCAGCTTTGGCGGCTTCAATCAGTTGTGCGTTCCCGGCCATGCGGCTGGTCGCCGTGGAAAGTGACTGCGGCAACGGCAAACCACCGGCCATTTTGCCGGGCAACTGCATTTTTGTTGTTGCCAGCGTTTCCGCCGTTCTGGCCATCCGTTCAACCTGAGAAAATACCGGCAGCGGGAAAACCGCCGAAAAGGCCGAAAGTGACTGCATAAATTCCGCAAAAGTTTTGCCGGTGACCATCAGCACCAGTACCGAAATCTGACCGGACCCGGCAAGTTTTCCGGCGATATAATTCACCGCATTGACCGGGCTTAAATAGCTGCCGGATTCGTTGGTCTGGCCAATGCCATAGACAAACGGATGCACCGGCAGTATTGAACAGGTGATCGGCGGCATATCTGCCGCCATGCTCATGTTTTGCCGGTGCCAGCGCGGGATGCTCATTCCGGCTTCTCCGGCCAGATGATATCCGGGGCGGCTGAGGTGTCCACCGCCTGGACTTTTTGCACGTACAGCATCCACTCTGTGAGGCTGGCTTTATCTTCATCAGTGATGATGCCGAGAATTAATTGTGTCTGCCACATTTGTGTTTTTTGGTTGGCTTCGGCTATCAGATAAGATTTTTTTTCTTCTGCCTCTGCGATATCAACGACTTTTTTCGCATCCGCATCTATCACCCATTTTTTACCATTCCATTTCGGGAAATCCGTGTCCGGCACAGTTGTGGTGAGGTTGTCCGGTAATTCTCCGATATCATCAATTTTTACCGGACGGGCAGTTTTTTTGTCATACGTTGTCACGCCGCGATAATCAGGGACATTAATCCAGGCACCGTTTTTTTCACACGGACAAAAACCGACTTTAAAGTCCGGCGTAATCCGCAACGCATTCAACGGCGGCAGCGACCCGATATTAGCGTATCCCTGACCAATAAACGGGCGTAACGGGTGTTTGTCATTATAGTAATAATTAATATCTTTCACGGTTTACACTCCCAGATAAACTATCCATGTTGCCCCTACATCCAGCGGTTTATTTTCAGTGCCGGTCGGTACCACCGTTGACGGATCAAACATGACGTTAGTTGTCCTTCCCTCACCGCCGCCCTTAAATGCCCCCTTTGAAGCACCATACGCCCGGAAGGCGCCTGCAACGTCTCTTTCGCTGGTTGTGAGTCCGTAATTAGCCTCATAACCCAGTTCACCGGTGAAATTCCGGATCATATCGCCGACCACAGACCCCGTAAGGCGCCCCGTTCCATTTACAGGACGCGGAAAAGGCATCCTTCCGTCCGGTTGTAATACTGTCGGAAGGGTGATCGTCTGGCTTGTTTCAACAATATTCCATCGTTTTTTTAAGTCCGCAGGAAACGCACGTAACACCTTGCCCTGTGGTGTGTCAATTCCGTAACGGTCACCATTAATGGAGTACCATGGCGGCATAATGTCTTTCTCATCCTGCATTGCAAACATTGTGAATCCCGGTTTTATCAGCCCTGCAACATCACTTTTTAAAGCGTAATCACCTTTGGGCTGTTTTTTCCCTATTTCTTCAGTAAAAAGACGCAATGAAGGTGCTTTGCTGCTGTCATTTCCCATTTGATCAGAAAGACCGGTTTTATCAAACTTTTTGAGCATTTCCAGTCTGAAATAGTCTGAATCAACATAATTTCCGGCTGGCTGATAACTTCCCGCTGGCTGATAATTCCCGGCGGGTTGATAATCACCAATAGGCTGATACTTATTCGGAAGGTCTTTTTTCAGATCCGCCAGTTCACGATCAATCGCGGTACCTTTTACCCGCTTATCCGTAATATTCCCGTTCGGGTCGATTTCGGCGATAACAGCAACATAATGCTGAAATCCGGCGGCATCCAGATAATGCGCCAATGTTTTAGCCGAGGTGACTTTGACAAAGGTCTGCCATTTGCTGACCAGATTGCCCTGAAAGGTGAAATCGGCGTAAATTTTGGTATCACGCAGATTATTGAAGGTGGCGATTTCTTCCAGGGTGCCGCGCAGCCCTTCGATGTAAGCCGTTCCCGGTGTGACGCGGTATTGTTCGGCGGTTTTGGTGACAAGAAAACCATCACCAAAAAATGCGGCCGCGCCGTAAATATCGCGGTTGGCCAGCCGCTGGATTTCATCCATACCGGCCAGACGGGCAGTGAAATCAATCTGCCATGTTTCCGCAGATGTGGTGATTTGGGTTTCTTTGGCGGCACCGTTAAATTCCAGCAGGAAAGAGCGGGTGAGAACGTTACCCTGAACACCGTCAACGGTTTTGATTTTGCGCTGCTCCTGTGCATGGGTAATCATGGCCAGGGTGCCGGATTCTTTGTTAATCAGACCAATCCAGTTAAAAACAAAATCACCCACATCGGTACCGAGTGTGACGCTGTAGGCAACCGCGTTTTCACTGGCCAGCCCGGCTTTGTTGACGGCCTGACGGTGTACGATTTGCCCGGCCGGCGGTAGCTTTTCATCACGGCTGATATCTTTCGACGGATCAAGCCCCGGCACATTGGCAAAAACAAATTCATTCAGCGCAACGGGTTTGCCGAGCGCGGCTTCCTGCGCTTTCCAGCGCTCAAAATCGGTTGTGATAACTGATGACATAATTATTTCCCTATAATTTCGCGTGATACACGGCGTTATCAGCCTGACTGTTTTCAAGTTTCGCGCTGCTGAACCGGCTTTCCGCGTCAATGCTGCCGATCCGGATAAATAAAACAGGTTCCTGTAATTTTGCGTGGTAGCAGATATATTCACCCTGAATGTGCCCGACATTCATATTCAGCGTGTTGCTGACAATCACCTCAAACCGGTACCGGCGACAGGTGCGCCCGTACTGCCGGATGATGTTCAGTAACAGGTCTTCGTTTTTCGCGATTTGTGAATCTGTGACCCGCAGGATAATGACATCCCAGTCAATATCCGGCTGACGCTCCAGCAGTTCGATATACCCCACGCCGAGGCGCTCAAATATCGCGATAAACCCGGCCACGCTCCCGGCATCTTTGGCGTTGATAAACGCAAACTTCACCCGCTTGCGGAACAGATCAATCGGCTCCCCGTTAAAACGGTGGATATCCCGCTGATACGCCAGAATTGCCAGCAGACCTTCCGTACAGGTTTCCGCGTCCAGCTGTTGTAACGGCCATGTCAGCCAGCCGTATACGCCAGACCAGAACCGGCGCAGGGCAGCAAGTAATTTCGCCGGTTCACCTTTATCCATCCATGACGGCAGGTGCAGCCGTTTCAGTTTTTCCTGAAAGTCAGACATTTTTCACCACCACAGAGAGCGATTTCAGACGCGGCACGCTCAGTTCACTGATGATGTCAGCGAGTGAGAATGTCAGCGACTGAATATCCGGGAATGCCCGGTGCAGTTCGCGCCCGAGGTTTGAAAACGAAAACCGCGAGTATGGCCATGTCTGTTTCACGTCATAAAAACTGTTTTCACGGAACGCGCAGCGCGCCATGTCGCCGGTTTCTTTTTTCAGTTTGTCCAGCTGTTCGCCGGTGAAGTTGGCGATGTTGTCCACAAACAGGGTCAGCACCAGATCATGATGAGTTTCCGGCAGCGGCATGCACTGCATATCATCACCGTGGCCGTGGTGCCCCTGATTGGTCACATAATCGTTTACTTTGTCGATAAACGGCTGACTGATTACGCCACTGTCCAGCAGTAAATAAGCATTGGCCGTGCCCGGACCGCGTGGCGCATCATGCAGAAAGAAAATCCGGTCAATGCTCAGGCCGACAATTCCGGCAATCATGCCTGCGTATACTGCGTCCGTGTGGTAGTTTCCGACCAGGTTGTACTGGTTACGGCAGCGATCACGCAAATCATTGTCACTTTCCGCATCCCCGCCCGGCGTGGTCAGCCAGTCGTCCTCATTCTGTACCCGCTCAACTCCGGCCACAGCAACCGGCAGAATACGGAAATAACCCGGGGCGAGGTTATGAGCGCCGCCTGGGGCATCTGCCGTTACCGGGATCAAAGCGCTTTGTATTCCCGCCGGTATCTCTGCCGCTTCCGTGGCACTGACGCTGTAGATCACACCGGCAATCCGTTCTGTCTGAATCACTGTGCCTTTCGGTACCGTCACCACCGGCGCACCGGCGGCTTTGTAAAAACGGATCACCCCGGCGGCGGCGGTTGCCGGTTTACGTTTCAGATTTACACCCCAGGCGAACATATCCAGCCAGACACCGGAAGCTGTGGCCAGATACATATTGCGCATCACCACATTGACCAGGGCTTCTTTCAGCCAGAGAACCGGCTTAATGACGATGATTGTTATCAGCCGCCAGAACGGAGACATGCGGGATGTGTTGGTTATCAGCCCTTCATCGGCAACGGTCTGTTCAAACTCCGCCCGGATCTCGTCTTCGGTAACCGGCATGCCGCTGTCATGCAGCACTTTTTCATAGTCGATATCGGGTCTGTTCATAAGTCCACTCCCTGACTGATGCGGCCGAAATCATAGGTATCTGCCGTTACCCAAAGTTTGACCTGAGATTCCTCATTCACCCGGACCGTACCCGGCACAATGCGCTCATCATCCTCAACCAGCATTTCTATCTGATTGCGCAGGTCAGCCCGCAAAGTGGGACTGCGCTCACCGACCAGCTGCGTAGCCAGCCCGCTCTCAATAATGGCGTGAACACAGTCCTGAGCAATTGATACCCGGTTATCACACAGCACCGGCTCATTGCCTGAATTCAGGGTGAAATCACGGCCTGTGATCAGTAAATCAATGTATAAGCTATCCATACTGTAACATCTCGTATTCTGCTAATTGCTGCGGCTCAGGCATGTTTTTCACGTTAATCGTGACGTTTCCGACACTGCGGCTATTGTCTTCATTAATGGTTGTATTACCTGCAACACCTTTACCGACCCCGTTTTTATCAATTCCTTTCACCTGGCCGCCGGTCAGCAGCTGCTGACTGTTTACCGGCGGTGCCGGTTGCTGATTCAGGTAAGCCGACATAAATACCTGCTGCTGCCGGAAAACCTCTGCGGCGGTTGCTGCATCCATATCCGGCAGCGGTGAGGCACTTTGTCCGGTACCGTCGCTGATTTCCATCCGATCAATATTGACGCCCGGCAGGTAGTTCAGCTTTTCAACAAAGGAGTTGTAGATATCCGCAAACGTCTGTTTTATCCATGTCCAGACCTTGCCGAAAATATCCCGGATGCTGTCACCCATAGCCGAAAATGTGTCCGATAATGAAAATTCAGTGAACCACTTACAGAGTTTGTCCCAGCCTTTGCCTATGCCGTCCCATACTTTGGCGAACATGTCACCGACCCACGCCACAGCAGCGGCCAGCGCCTTAAATACCGCCGTATTTTGAATGGCGGCTTTGACTTCATCCCAGTTTTGGATCAGTTTATAAATGCCATACCCCAGCAGGGCGATGGCAGCAATGACCAGCAGGATAGGCAGGCTCATAAAATTAAACGAAATACCAGCCATTACTGCGGCCATGCGAACGGCCAGCAGAGTACCGCGTAAGAATTTCAGGGTGATATTCCATGCTTTGATAGCTGCGTTATACAGCCACACAGCGGCGGTACCGATTTTCATGACTGCGGTACAGGCAATCCAGACCGCTTTCAGTGCCGCCCATATCAGCCGGGATATACCGATCACCACATTAAGCGCGGCTCCGGCTGCGGCCAGCCCTGTTATTCCGCCGACGATATAGCCTATCCATTTGGCTATATTCGGAAACAGAGTCAGCCAGCGGACTAAGGTCTGTCCGCCTTCCGCTATTTTGTTGATCAGCGGGGTGATAACCGGCAGTAAGGTCATTCCCACGGCAATACGGATTGTTTCCCAGATAGACATCAGCCGTTCCCACGGATCAGCCAGTTTATCGGCCATTTCCCGGGCTCGTTTCAGGCCGTCATCACCACCCAGCGACGTAATGTTTTTTCGCAGCACATCCACATCACCGTAAAGCTGTTTCACCACCACAGCAGAATCACCGAAAGCATCATCAATCTCTTTCTGTGCTTTAAGGTTGCCGTCGATATTATCGCCGTACTTTTGGTGCAGTTTTTCCAGCATTTCCGGCATGGAGTTCATTTTTCCGGAAGCATCAACAAAGCTCAGGCCGAGTTTTTTCGCACCATCCGCCGCACCGGTCATAAAGCCTTCATAGGCTCCGCTGGCCTCTGTGCCGAGTGTCCGCTGCAATTCGCCCAGGACGGCAAGCTGTTCATCAATACCGATCCCGAAATTGGTACCGGCAGCGCGGGCACCTTCCATCAGGCCGGTGATTTCCCCCATTGACGTGCCGAATGTCTTCGACATATAAACCGCTTTCCCGGCCAGTTCTTCGGCAAACTGATTTTTACCGACCTGATCGGCGTAAGTGGAAAATTGCGAAAACATCTGCCCCATATAGGCGGTGGCTTCGTCAGAGGTGGATTTCAGCGCCGCCGCCGTGGTATTGGTGACCATGGTCAGGTGCGGGAGTTCGTTGTCTGCCACGCCGCTGATCGCTTTGCGGATGGTCAGTGCGGATTTGGTGAATTCAACAGAGGATTTCCCGTACTGCGCGGAAAAATCCATTGCTGACTGGGTAACTTTTTTCATCACAGAATCATCAACCCCCTGCAAACTCGCGGTTTGCAGGGCTTCATTCATCTGTAGTGCGGGATCAAGCAGGCTTTTCATGGAAAACAGCGCACCGGCCAGACCGGCGGCACCGATCGCCGTCTGTTTAAAGGCTTTCTGGCTTTCATCAGCAAAGCCTTTTAACGCCGTTCCCGCCTGTTTTAAAGGCTTGGTGACGTTATCAATCAGGCTTAATGTAAAATCCAGTGAGTTCATTATTCACCCTTAAACGCCAGCGCTATGCCGTTGGCCACGGCGATACGCATGTTTTCCCAATACTTATTATCGAACCAGACTGCACGGGCTAAACTTTCTTCATCGTCGTTATCATGCGGGAAGTAATGGCGGCGTAGTGCTGCCGCCTGTTCCAGATGATTGCGATCAAGCGCATCAACCCGTGCTGTTAGTTTTTTACGATGATATCCAGCTTCGGCGCGTACTTATCATTAACAGACGTTGCAATCTGCAATGCCGCGCCCGGGATATTCAGCAGTTCGTCCAGGTCGGCTTTGTGTTCTTTGACGACAATACGGCTCAGATAGTTATGTGCCGGGGCGACTTTGTTATCCATGGCCATTTCATTAATGAAACCGTTATAGGCGGTCATATTCGGCTCAAAATGAATTTCTTTACCGGCGATTTCTAAGATGATTGGGTTACTCATTGTTCAGGTTCCTTCTGATGTTAATTTCATCAACCAACTGGTTGTGTCGTGCGGCACAATTGCCGTACATATCCTGCAAATCCGTTGCCAGTTCGCTAACGTCTTTTCCCGTCTGGCCGTTCATTCTCGGCAGCGTCTCCGGGCATTTTGTTAATAAATTTTCCTGATAAAGCCCGCTCGATGGCGGCAGCTTTGTCGTTGTACATGCTGACAAACTCAGGGCTAACGCACACATTAGTAAACACAGGCTTAATAATTTCAGTTCTGATTTCTTTGGGGGCAGCATTGGCGATGCTCTCCAGCTGTTTTTCCAGTTTCCGCGAAGACTCACGGGAAATGGCCTGTGATTCTGTCCGGGCCTTATCACCGGCAGCGGTGGCGGCGCGTTCAACTGCCAGCTGCACACTGTCGTGATGAAGCCCGTTTACCCACCAACCCGCACCGAAGGCCGCTGCAAGCAGGGTGAGGATCAGTGCGAGTTGTTTAATCATCACTTCACCCCGTTATGCTCAAGGCTGAAATGATTGCCGTCCGGACGGGAGAAACGCCCGCCCCATGTGCCACCAATGGATTCCCAGTATTCACCCAGTGGCAGATAGCTCGGGGTATCAGTTTTATACTGGCCATTGATGAACAGATTAAAATCCACAGCCAGACGCTGAGTGTGCAGGCTGTTGCTGATGCCTTTGCCGGATTTCGCGTTCAGTTTCGCCTGTTCCGGCGTTCTGTATGCCTCACCAAACGTGAGGCGGTAACCGTGGTCATTAGCCCATAAAATCAGCTGGGCGATCATGACGGTAAAAAGAGACTGCTTTTCGCTGAGTGTCATTTTTCCATCTTCCCTGTCAGTAACCTGCTTCCGCGCTTTTTCAGCCACATTTCAACGCACTGATAACCCGCGATACCCAATGCCGAGCCGATGCCGGTGACGGCCAGCGGACTGATATCAGGCCACCAGACCAGCAGCGCACCAGCCATCACCGACACGGCAGATCCCAAAATCATACGGCTGACAAACAGCCGGACAGTAATCGGTTCATCCCCGGCCAGTGTTTTGGCCAGCGCGATCACCGCGCCCATAATCAACAACGTAATAAATGTTTTGTTATGTTCTTCCATGAACATATATCCTTGTTTAACCGATTAAATTGTCTGTCAGTTCAGATTCCAGATACGGGATGCCGTCGATACGGACAAAATCCGGACTGGTCACAACAAACTTCACCTTCAGGCTGACCACGCTGCCGCCTTTCGGGTCCTGGTCGAGAATGTCAGAGAGGATCAGCTTGCAGCCGAAGGCTTCCACTTTCATTTCTTCTGACCCGGCTTTTGCGTACCACATCAGATCAACAGCCGGAATACTGCGCCATGACCCCGCCGTGCGCGCTTTGGCTTTCAGAATGGCTAATGCTTTGGTGCTGAATTCCAGTTCACCTTCAGCAGAGACATCACCTGAAATCCAGCCGTCCGGAACACCCTGAGTCTGTGCCGCAGCGGTGTTATCCGTGAGGCTTAATGTCGATTTTTCGACATGAATTAATGAGCCGTCCAGATTGAAATCAAAGGACTGACCGGAAATACGCTTAGTACTCATTATTCATTCTCCAGTGACAAATCCAGAATAACGCTGGCTTCAATCCCTTTCGGGCACTCGTAGGTGCGGACGAGGAAATAAACAGCGACCAGGGTTTTTGTTTTCCACGTAATCACCACATCACCGTCCTGTGGCGGACGGCACTCACCCGGGAAGGTGATACCGTTGATTTCACTGGAACGGGACATTTCACGCATCACGCGGGAAAAATAAGCCTTGTGGGTTTCGATGCTGTTCGGTGTGCTGTTCAGGCTGCGGTCACCGATTTTTGCAATCGCCCGGATGCGGACATTACGCGCCACTTTGTCAACGATGCGCAGATTCTCAATAGCCTGATAATCACCGCCCTCAACATCCAGCGTGCGGCCGTCAGCCCAGTACAGGCCGTCATAGTCCGGGTACCACATCGGCACACTGATACGGTTCTTTTCCAGTGCCTGAAGCGTAGCAAGGTCGATTTCTTTCCCGGTACCGTCAACCGGACGTTCCGCGCCCATATCGATCAGCGCACCGGTTTTTACCCGGGCCGGAGTGTCAGCAATGGTCACCGCACGATTACAGAGGCGACCGGCCAGTACACCCGGTTCTTTGCCCCATAATTTCGGCACCAGCTGCACAGATGAAGCGGCAAACCCTTTTTGCAGTTCTGTCACGCGGGCAACGTAATCCGCCCAGCTTTCATTTTCCTGCGTACCGTCCACGGCCAGAATCGACCAGACCCAGCGACCGTATTTTGCAATCAGTGTCGCCCGCAGCGTGTTGGCGGCTTCGATAATTTCTTTCGTCGCCGGTACCGTCAGCACATAGCCCTCAGTGCTGGCCACATCCTGCGCGGCAATGACGGCATCAACAAATGCCAGCGGTTCGGCATCCTCTGCAATCACATGCACATACCCGGACCAGTTCTGACCGGCGTTTGCCATTGCGGCCATCACGATATTTTTCAGGGTACTGTCATCACGCCCCAGCACATCGTCAAAATCAGTCTGCGTGTTCACTGATACCGTTTTGCCGGTGTTGGTTTTTCCTGTGCCGATAAACAGCACAGTGCGTTCGACTTCTTTTGTCTCGCCCTGCAACTGGTTCAGCTGATTGACCTGCACAAATGGCCATGTCATAAAAAATCCCTCTTATGGTTGATTAACCAAACCCAATCCCTTGTAACTGCCGGGCAAGTGCTTTTTCAAAATCATCCTGACTGATGCCTAAAAACTCGCGGGACGGCACATCAATCGCCCATGAATTTTTAGGTGCTTCATCACTCAGGATGCGGATCAACAGCCCCGCCTGTGTAAAACTCATTGCACCTTCGATATCTTTTATCGCCGGTTTGCGCCAGCCTTTTCCCTTGCGGACTTTGTAGCCCAGTTCTCGCAACCTTTTAGCCTGCTTTTTTGTCGCTTTCCGCGAGTTGTCCCGCTGCGATTTAAAGCTGCTTTTACTGATGCTGACGCTCATACCGTGCTGTTGTGAATACCCGACAACCCCGGCGGGAATATCCTTTTTACCGTTGCGGTATTTACCGCCTTTCAGGTAGATGCGGACGCTTTCCGTTTCCGGCATTTCCCGGATGTGCAGCAGTTTCGGCATATTGCGCAGCATCTTTTTACGCCAGTTGCCCTTACGTTGTTCCCACGACTGACCGTCCGGGGTCTGCTGGTTTCTCACATTACGTTTCGCTGCTGCTATCACGCCGTATTTCGCAATCCGCCATAACAGTCGCTGGCGTTTTTTCTGTGGTAAGTCCAGCTGTTTCAGGGTTTCCTGTAACTTTTTAAACTGCGCCGGATCTAAGCCGCCTGATATCATTGCCGGGACCCGGTGATTTCAGCATCTTCGGCAATCCAGTGTTCCGGCTCACACAGTGTCCAGCGCTTGCCGTCCATCGGCACAATGCCTTTTTTGTCTTCACGCATATTGACGTTCTCGGCAAGCTGTAATTCAACAACCACAACGGCCTGATATTCGTCATTAACATCAACATCCATTGACGGACGGTTTAAATCCAACTGAATATCATCAATATCGTCTGTTTCATTCAGCCAGGCATCGATCAGGATGCCGATATAGCGCGGGTCTACCTGCTTATACGGGAAACGCCCCCAGGCGATTACCGCGTTATATTGCTGAATGTGCATCCGGTACTGACCATTACCGAGATCACGCTGCGCCGGGATAAACTGAATGCTGTCCATTTCGCTGCTGAACTCCACGGAACACACACCGTCCGGCAGATTCTTTTTCAGAAAATCAGTCAGCTGCTGTAATTTGCTCATATCGTTTTCACCGTGGCACGTTTCAGGCCTTTCATATTACGGATCACCAGTGCGGACTCAGCCAGCAACCGGCGGCGCAGCTCCGGGCTTTCCTGCTGCGGGTTAGGTGCCCGGCTGACAATGGCGGTGTACTCGCCGAGTAAATCCGCTTTTGCCCTGGCAAAAACCGCTTTCAGGTACTGCGCACACAGCGCGTTCCGGCCTTTGCGGGAAACACCCGGCACATCCTGTGCCGTTGCAAATCCGTCTGCCTGGTGTTGTTTTTGTACTTCTGATAGTTCGCCGTTGACCTCCGTCAGCGTGGCGATCAGTGCATCCGCCAGAAAATCAGCGCTGATGTCTGTCGGAATAGCGCGGCTCCGCTGAAAGTCCTGCAAATCCACATCCGGCCAGAAACCGTTATTTTTGATTGCTTCTTCCCGGTAATCGCCGTCGTTTCCGTCAAACATCATGAATCCTTAAAAAAAGCGGGCTGTCCGGCATCCGTGGCCAATCGCAGTAAACTGCATTGCCTCCGCCGCGCCCGCTTTGGCTTGCGGTAGTTGTTATTCAGCAGTGAGAGCACGAAGGCGCATTGCGATACGCGCCCGGTGCGTTCTGACACCGCTTTTATGGTTCAATTGATGCGCACGTGCAAGGTACGAATCCGCCAGTTCCAGTGTTTCTGTGTTGTCTATCGCGCTGGCTTTTGCTTCGGTGTTATCACCTTTCAGCAGTTCCAGTGCCGCAAACTTGTACCACTTGGCCTGTATCTTTTCGTGGATGCGCCACTTCTCAGTAACGTTTTTAAATGTCCGCGAGAAATACGGCTCAACAGAGTTTCCGGCCTCGCTTTCCAGCTGCGTCCATTCAAGGACGGTATCCGCCACAAAAGCCGGAAATCCGCTTTTAAACCCAGGGGTGAGCTGTCCCTGCTCAATGGCGATATCCGCCCAATCCAATCCCTTTTGGAAATCCCCGACATCAAACAGCCATACGACACAGTAGGAGAAGATCGGGTTTTTATAGACCTTTCCTTCATCAAGATAGCGTTGCGCAGTGGGGAGGTAGTTCGGCAGGAATTCCCGCTTTTTTATCTCCGTGCGTTCGGCCATCGTCAGCCCTTTGAGCCGTGCGGCATCCCGGTCAACAGCCCGCGCCTGCAAATGCATGCTTTCACCGTCAGCAATGGCAACTGCCTGTTGCTTTTCGATTTTCTGCCGCATCTCAACGTTTAAGCGGTGCCGTTGTCCGGGTGATAGCATCAGTCATTCTCCAGCTTTTCTACCGGCTCAGTCAGTTCACCGATGGTGACGGCTGATTCATCATACGCGCCGTATAATTCGCGGTACTCCAGCGCATACCCTTCATTACGCAGGTACTTGTTTTCGTACTGCTTGCGGTCTTCCACAAATTCAGCTTTGCGCTGACGGGTATTGCGTTGCGTGTAGATATGCAGGTTTGACGGAATAGTGACGACCATGCGCTTACCCGGCATAAACGGCGGGATATAAGCAGGGCGACCGGCGATTGTGGTACCCAGCATCTGCGCTGCGATTTTTTCAGTCGGGCGATCAGCCGCGTTGTACAGGCGGCTTTGCTCTGCCGCGACCAGTTCGGCACCGACCAGAACTGTCAGGCGCGGGTCATTGCGGAACTGAACCGGAATGCAGGTATTCACAATATCCTGAGCCATAGCATCAAGAGAGCGGAAATCCCCTTTATCATCCAGTGTTACCGGCGTGGTAATAACCTGCTTTCCGCCTTCCCAGTCTTTTGCAATCTGATGCCAGCCAATGTTGACATCTTCACCGTTCGGGTTTGCCTCTGCGTCAGTATCAGCTGCGATACTTGTACCGTTGAACCCGATGCGCAGCATATCCAGCGCAAAAGATTCATTGATAAATGTCTGCATCAGCTGGAAAAATTCATTTTCTCCGCCTGCGTTTGCCCACACCGACAATACGTCCCACGGTAATGCAGCACCGGAATCAGTTTCTGATAACTTATACTGGTTATCACCGATCCCTGTTTTACGGATAAAACGACCGTCTTTGCGGCGACCGGTGAAAATCCCCGGATTACCGACAGAAATAACCTGGCCTGAAAGCTGGTCAACGTCAGCACAGGTGATCATGTTTAAGAAATCCACTGAATCCATCAGTGCTGAACGCAGCGCGATTTCTTTCGGGTCTGTCAGCGCAAAATATTTTGACGCGTCCTTTACCCCGTAGGACTTTTCAAGCCCCGCTTTGTGCTTTTCTAAAAACTCACGAGCACGATTGTTTAGTAACATGGAAATCCCTCTCCGTGATGTCCTGTTTATTTTTTACGGAACGGACTCTGACCGGCGATCAGAGGTGCTCAAACTCTTTGCGTTTAGCGCCCGGATTTTTACCCGGTGTTTTCGTTGCAATTTTGTCGAATGATTTGGTCAGTTCCGGCAGGTTATCGCGCAGTTTGGCGAATTCTTCCGTATCAACGACTTCTTTCACTTTTTCCACATCATCAACGGTTTTGTTCAGCTCTGCTTCAAGCTCAGCAATACGCGCCTCTGCGGCGGCCAGTGCTTCTGCAAGCGCCTGCAAATTATCAGCATCGACGGCAATATCTGCCGGTTTTTCTTCCTGGATTTCTTCAATCCCGAAACGCTGACGCCATGTCTTTTTTGCTTTCGTTGTCATTTTCCGATTTCCTTTATCGTTACGACTGAAATGTAATCTTGTGGTACCAACGCTTGCCGGTGTGTCCGTTACCGCCAATCCGTCTAAGTAGGTTCTGCCGCTGCCGCGAAAATTGAGATTCATCTCTACAGAGGTGAAAACTCCGCGATTCTGTCCGTTCATTTCCAGCAACCGCGCAAACGGGCGGAGAATTGCATACAGATGCAGCGTTCCTTCGTCGTCGTAATCCGCTCTGAGTTCAAGCACTTCACCCAGCGGATCGCCTCTGTCCTCTCCCGGCGGATGATGCCGGGGCCATATCATGGCGGTGTACAGTGACGGGTCGTAGGTTTCTGCCATGTCGATAATTTCTTCATGCAGAATTTCGCGCCCGTCTGCTGTTTCGCCTTCCGTGGCAATGCAGATCCATGTTGTGCGTAATTGCGACATTCCCTGTCCTTTAACTGCATTCCTTTCCCTTTGAGCCGCCAGTATTACGAATAACGATTCACACCGCGAATGGTTCAGTTCGGATATAGCCCTATAGCCGAAATCCTGTTGGTGCCGCGCTGTTCCTGATACCGCACAATGTCCGGACTATGGCTAAACACTCTGATGCAAAAATACAGGTCGCAAAATCACTCTATCTGCGGCGCTATACTCCGGCGGAAATCGCGGAGGAATTAAATCTGCCTAACCGGCGGATCGTTTATTACTGGGCGCAAAAATGGAACTGGGCGGATATGCTCAGTCATGAAAGCGTGATTGAGGCGATAAACCGCCGCGTGGTGCTGCTGACAGAGCGGAACAACAAAACTGATGCGGATAAAGACGAGTTGGACAGGCTGATCGCCCATCACGTCAAACTGATGTCACAGCAGAATAAGCACAAAGAAAAACTGGCAGAGGCAAAAGCACAGGCGGAATCCGGCGGCGGGTACACCACGGATGAAAACGGGGAGCCGCAGAAAAAACGCCGGTATAAGAAAAACGATATTTCTGAGCTGACACCGGAAGATTTCCAGAAATTTGCCGATGAAATGCTGTTCGGCTACCAGAAGCATCTGCGCATCAATATTAAAAAGGCTATCCGCAATATCCTGAAATCCCGCCAGATTGGCGCGACCTGGTATTTTGCCTTTGAAGCCTTTGAAGATGCTGTATTAACCGGCGACCCGCAGATATTTTTATCCGCGTCCCGGCCACAGGCAGAGGTTTTCCGCTCTTATATCGTCAATATCGCAGAGCAGTATTTCGGTGTGACACTGACCGGCAACCCGATCAGACTGAGCAACGGCGCGGAGCTGCGCTTTTTGTCCACCAATAAAAACACAGCGCAGTCCTACAGCGGCCATCTTTACTGTGATGAATATTTTTGGGTCCCGGATTTCAAACGACTGAACGAAGTCGCTTCCGCAATGGCCACACACGACAAATGGCGCACCACTTACTTTTCAACGCCGAGTTCCAAAACCCATCCGGCTTACCCGTTCTGGACGGGTGATGAATGGCGCGGTACCGATCCGAAACGTAAAAATGTGGTATTCCCGACATTTGAAGATATGCAGGACGGTGGCAGGGATTGCCCGGATGGTCAATGGCGTTATGTCATTACCATTGAGGACGCTGTCCGTAACGGCTTCAATCTGGCCACCATTGATAAGCTGCGCAACCGCTACAGCAAAGACACCTTTAACATGTTGTATATGTGTGTTTTTGTCGATTCCGGCGCGTCAGTCTTCAAATATAACGACCTGGAAAAATGCGCCGTTGATACCGGGCTTTGGGATGATCACGACCCAGATGCCGTGCGGCCGTTCGGCAACCGGGAAGTATGGGGCGGCTATGACCCGGCACGTTCCGGCGATACCTCCACCTTTGTTATAGTTGCCCCGCCGGAAAGGCCCGGTGAAAGCTTCCGGATTCTGGCTACTTATTACTGGCAGGGTATGGCATGGAAACACCAGGCAAAACAGATTGAGGATCTCACCAAACAATACCGGTTTACCCATATCGGCATTGATACCACCGGTATCGGCCACGGCGTGTATGAAATGGTGTCAGACTTCGCACCCCGTATAACAACGGCCATTCACTACAGCCAGAACACCAAAACACAGCTGGTACTCAAAATGATTGACCTTGTCGACGATCAGCGCCTGGAGTGGAACGAGGAACAAAAAGAGATTCTGGCCAGCTTCCTCGGCATCCGTCACACCATGACCGGCAAAGGCGGAGCTATGACATTTGTCGCAGACCGCAGTAAAGAGACAGGGCATGCCGATGTGTTCTTTGCCACCTCTCACGCAGTGGCCAACGAACCACTGAACAACGAAAAACAGCGTAAATCTAAATACCGCTTTCAAAAGGCTGCATGATGAGCAAAAAAAAGTTACGGAAGACCGCGGCCAAAACGGCCGACACAAAACGGAATATGAGCATTATCACCCTGGGCAAGCCTGAGCCTATTCTGACAACCCACACTGACTATCAGAATATCTGGTATGACAACGATTATGATCACTACACGCTGCCTATTGACCGCACTGCACTGGCGCAACTGGTAAACCTGAACGCGCAGCACGGCGGGGTGATTCATGCCCGGGCCGGTATGGTGCTGTCCGATTTTATGGGCGGCGGGCTGAATCATCAGGATTTACGGGGGGCGGTGCTGGACTATCTGATTTTCGGTGATGCGGCCATTCTGAAACTACGCAATTACTGGGGTGAAGTGACCGGCCTGCATGTTCTGCCCGCGCTGTTTATGCGCCGCCGTAAAGACGATGATTTTGTGATATTGCAGGAAGGTGAGCCGATGGTTTACCCGCCTGACGATGTGATTTATATGAAGCAGTACGACCCACAACAGCAAGTTTACGGCATCCCGGATTATATCGGCGGTATACATGCAGCTTTGCTCAACAGCGAAGCGACCATCTTCCGCCGCCGCTACTACCACAACGGGGCGCACACCGGCGGCATGATTTACTGCAATGACCCGATGCTGACCGACGAAGTGGAAGACATGATCACAGAGAAATTACAGCACAGTAAGGGGATCGGTAACTTTGAAACAATGTTTGTGCATATCCCGAACGGGGACCCGGAGGGTATTAAATTTATTCCGGTGGGGGATATTTCCGCCAATGATGAATTCAGTAACGTAAAAAATATCAGTGCTCAGGACGTTCTCACCGCCCACCGGTTCCCGGCAGGGCTGGCCGGTATTATTCCCGGCAATGTCGGCGGGCTTGGCGACCCGCTGAAAGCGCGGGAGGCATACCGGCAGGATGAAGTTATCCCGGTGCAGCGGATGTTTGCTGACGCGGTCAACAGTGACCCTGAAATACCAGAAAACCTTAAACTCCGTTTTAAAGAAGATGCCGCAGGTTCAGGTGAAAAATGAGACAAAATAAAGTAAAATTACGTGAGTTAACGGCTTTATGGAAAAATAACATGCGCAAGATGAAAGTATTTTGTCCTGTCTGCGAAGCTGCCGCAGTAATACGTAAAAGTAATCGCAAACACCGGGAGCTTGCTGACCTGTATTGCGCCTGTTCTGATGTTGAGTGCGGCCATACTTTTGTTTTACAGCTGACGTTTTCCCACACTCTCAGCCCCAGCGCCAAAGACAAAGAGCATTTACTGGAAAAAGCCCTGACCGGGCTTAATTCTGAACACAGACAGATGGCACTAAATCTGATTAATGCGAGTGTCGCCTGACAAACAAGCCGCCGGAAGGTGGCTTTTTTCTTCCTGTATCGCTTTCCCCTTCTCTGTTTCGGCCAAATCAACAACCATCATCATCAGAATATTTTTTCCCGCTGTGTGCAGCTGCCACCAGTGGCCAGCCGGGCTATAACGGCTATCCGCTCAAGAGTCGTAACATCGTCTAAGTCAATCACGGTAATATGCCCCTTATAAATACTGTATGCATAAACAGTATATTTAAAATATTTCCTCATGTGAACATCTATTTTTCACAGTCCGGAACGCATTTTGCCGACCCGCGCCAAAATTGACGCAGATTTTTCTCTATATTTTTCATATTTTTCCGGTGTGCTGGCTCGGTACCGCAGCTGACCATCCGGCAGCAGGGTAATTTCCCGGCCGTCTATCACAATTCCTGATCCACTTATCAATTTTCCGGCCTGTTCCTGGCTTATTTCTCTGCCGGTTGACCGTAAATCTGCCATCACCGACCGGACTTTTTTCTCATTTCCGTTAATCGTCCTCCGTGCCTCCGTACAGTTATTGACAGAACTCCAAGGGGGATCAAAACCCAAACCACCGCCCGCAGCCGCTGGCTTTTCTTTAGCAACCAGCTGCCATTTGGTTGTTCTGGTGAGGTATTCCGATTCATCCCCGGCGATCGGGGAATAAACACCACTGATACGCTGAACGTCTTCGCCGTACTCGTTTCCCATTTCAGTGACTTCATAGGACATGCGCACGGTTAAATCCTTACGGGCGACTGTCGCGCCGCCCTGTAATTC